CAGAGGTGATGGACTCGCCACCCGTAAACTGGAGGCACTCGATGAGGTACTCGTGGGCGACCTGGGCGAACTTGCGGCGCTCGTCCGTGTCGAGGTAGATGTAGTCCACGTAGAGGGACGCAGCCACGAGGTTCGCGGAGTTGACGCGGTCGCGGATGGTGTGGTAGTTGGACGTGATCTGGGGGGTGACATCCCAGCACAGGTTGTTGAGGGTCTGGAACTCGAGGTTGATGCGCACCTCGTGGTACTGGAGCGCAATGAGAGGCAGCGCAAGACCAGGGTTGCGGCAGAACCAGAACTGGAGGGGGATGTACAGGGTGTACTCGGGGGCGCATCGCCCGACCTCGTCCGAGGTGTTGGGCTCGCCAGACGAGCAGTCATTGTCGCAGTCCTCGCCACCCTGGACAATGAGGTTGGTGAGCTGGGGCACGTTGCCAACCATCTTTGCATAGCCGGCCTGCTTTCCGGGCTCCTGCGTGAGCTCATTCCAGATGTGGAGCCAGTTGCCGTAGTGCTTGTCAATGCGCTGGCCACCAATCTCAATCTCGACGTTGCTGATGAGGTTGTGGCCAACCCAGTTGAGCCAGCGGAACTGGGCACCAGAGCCGTCGGCGGCCTGGAGGGTCACCGAGGGGAGGGTCGCCTGGAGGTACATGCGGTGGATCAGGTCACCATTGCGCTGAATGGTGCAGGTCACACGCTTACCGAAGCCAGGGGAGCCGTTGAAGGGGTTCTCAATGGACTCCATGGCGAAGTTAGTGTGGCGGCGATAAACCACCTTGAAGAACGTGATCTGAGGGTTTCCCGTCAGGTACACATCCTGGGCACCGTATGCAACAAGCTGCATCAAACCACCACCCGTCATTTCTGTTTATACCCTCTCTGGAGAAAAAAATTTTGGAAAAACCGGGAAAAAATTCCGAACTGGAGTCTGCCGGGGAGGAGGTTTTTTGAAGAATATCCTCAAATCAGCGCGGGTCTAAACAAATGAACGTTCCACTGATAAGAATGGCAGCAAAGAATGCATTTTTTAATATCCGCCCAACAAGACGTAGTAATCCAGAGGCTAGAACAACTCTGGATGCCCTCCACACATTTCATATTGAGAAAATAAGAGATAAGAGAGGTAGTTTGCAAACAATACAAGATGAAATTGACAGTATTAAAGAGGAAATCAAGAATTCGGAAGAATATGAACAGGTGGACCTACAAGAAAAGATAGACACTCTTAAAAAAGAGGCGACCAGTATTGAATCCAATGAGCATGTGTATGACTATTTTTTGAAGACTGGCGAAATTTTGTATAACTACTATGACATACAGGACAGAATTCAAAAGGGTGCGGAGGCTCCTGTGAAGCGGGTAGGAACGAAGCCAAAGCCTGGAAGTATCTTGGCTGCTCTAGAGAAGGCTGCAAATGAGGACGACCCTAGTCGTGTTGCAATGGCAACGACCCACAATTCCGGAAAGCAGGTGGAGGAACTTCGCCGCGATAAATTGCTGGAAGAATACCTACAGAAGGTGGATCCAGAACACGCCCGCAGTTCTCACGAAATTGAGTTCGAGTCGTTCGGAGACTGTCCAAATTGTCTAGTTGAAATGATTTTTAGTGCAAATGAGGCGGTCTTCACATGTACCAAATGCGGCTATCAGGATTTTGTTCTCATTGATTCCGATAAGCCGAGCTATAAGGACCCACCGCGCGAGGTCAGTTATTATGCCTATAAGCGTATCAATCATTTTAATGAGTGGCTCGCTCAATTCCAGGCAAAGGAGAGTACGGAAATTCCCACCGAGGTCTATGACGCAATTCTCTTGGAGCTCAAGAAGGAGCGAATTATGGACTTCCGAACTCTGAAGGCCTCAAAGGTGAAGGAAATTCTGAAGAAGTTGAAATTCAATAAGTACTATGAGCATATTCCTCATATTATCAATCGTCTAAATGGACAAACTGCACCAGTCATGAGCCGAGAGGTGGAGGAGAAGCTGCGCTATATGTTTAAGGAAATTCAGCCCTCCTTTCAGGCCCACTGCCCAAAAGGTCGGAGCAATTTCCTCTCGTATTCCTACGTTCTTTACAAATTCTGCGAACTCTTGGAACTGGATGAATACTTGCCATGCTTTCCACTGCTGAAAAACCGCGATAAGCTGTACGTGCAGGATAAGATTTGGCAGAAAATTTGCCAAGACTTATCGTGGGAATTTATACGGAGCATCTAGAGGCCGCGAAAGAGGGCAGGCATGAAAATGCCCTTGCGAATATTGGAAATTTCGCGCTTCGTGAGGGCCTTTCGGGTCTTCTTTGTCTTCTTGCCGGGGCTGGCGACTATGATTTCTTTAGTGCCCTTGTTTCCAGAAACGGCAACATTATTGCGACGGGTGAAACGCTTTCCATTTTTTATTACGGTGTGTTTTTGGTTACTGTGAAACGTGAATGCTGTTTGCATTTCTGTTTTAGTATAACATATTATGTACCGTCTAGTACCGTCTAGTACTTAATTTAAGCCCGCATCGGGAAGCCCACGAGGTTCGCGCCCAGACCAAAGCCGGCGCCCGTTCGCGCAGCCGCGCCGTAGGTAGGTGAAAGGAAATGAGAATCTAGCACCAGGAAGACAACCGCGGCAGTCACTGCAAGGCCGAGCACCTCCTTCATGGGAAGCTCACGCTTTGCAATGAAGACTGCAGCAATCGCTACCGCGAGACCCTCAACGAGTGCGCGCAGCATCAACACCACAACTTGTGTGAGGAAAGGGCTTGCCATTATACTGGGGCTTTAGAAATATTTGCCGCTTAGCCGCTTAGCCCCGCATCGGGAAACCCACGAGGTTTGCACCGATACCAAAGCCTGCACCGCCTCGAGCAGACGCACCAATACCGGGCGACACCACATCAAGAATGGCAAAGACCGCGGCGGCCACTAGCGCAAGGCTGAGGATATCGGGCAGGGGCAGAGATCGCTTGGGAATATAAATTGCAGCGACAGCCACAAAGAGACCCTCTACAAGATACTTAATTACGCGGTTTACGACTTCGGATGTTGCGTTCATATACTATGTAAATAGATTTTCATTGGATTGCTTAACTTGAATACTAGAGACTACTAAACGGTTCCGGGATGCGTGTTCTACCTAAACCGATTTTACGAATCGTTTCTAGAATGGCCGAGGAACGTGAAGATTTTTTGACTGAGGACATTGAGATTCCTGGACAGAAGTATTGCCTTCTGAGTTTCCTAAGTCCCGAAAAGGTGTTGAAGAACAAGGACCTCTACAAGTTCGAGAAGTTCCTTCAGACCTTTGAGTACACTCAGCGTGTAACCAGTTTTGAGAGCTTTCTGATGACGACCGTAAAGGGTGTGAATGACAAGTTGAATGCTGAGGCCGACAAGGCGGAGGACAAGGACCTCAGTGGAGCGGCGGCGGTCATTCGGGAGGCTCGTGTTCGCATGGATACGCTAATGGATTCATTTCAGACTTATGTGAAGCAGAGTCACGCTGAGCTGAAGGATACGAAGCTCAAGACTCTTTATGACGACTTTCTGTATTCCAATAACGAAAAGCTCGAGGAGGAGTTCTATGCAAAGAATGAGTTCCGGACAAGTGTTCGCGGGCTGAAGATTCGCGGAGTCTATTCATCCAACGAGGAGGCCGTGGCGCGCTCTAAGAAGCTTCAGCGCAATGACACACTTCACAATATCTTTGTGGGTGAGGTCGGAAAGTGGTTGCCGTGGGACCCCGAGCCTTCTCAGATTCGCGAGCAGGAATACGCAGAGGAGAAGTTGAACACTCTGATGAAGAAGTACAAGGAGAACGAGGAAGCCCGGGAGATGTACGAGCGTGAATCTCGTGAGAAGAAGACTAGCCGCAAGCCGGTTGTGGGGGCCATTGGCGTGGAGGGAGCCGCGGCAGCTGAGCCGGTTCCTGCAGATTATAATGCAATGTTCGGCGAGTCGGGTCACGCGGACCTGGCCATTGCTCGCAAGATGGGAATGGAGTAACGTCTAGTACTTAAGTTAAGTACTCCACGGTAAAATATGACCTAAGTATGATATTCATACGATAGTCATCTAGTACAGCAGACCTATTGATTAGTCCATCTTGAAATAATTATTCGTAATTGGAGGTGAAATTGCGTGACACTTATTATCCTGGCAGAATTCCCCCTCCTGGCAGTTCACGCCCTTACAATCCAGTGTTCGGAATCCCTCGGGAAACAGAGGAGCAAAATAATTTCTCACAAACGGAAGAAATGCTACTGCAACTACAACCACCACAAAAAGACCAAATAGTCCAAATGTTCCACGTGCCATTCTGTAGAGCGATGAGAAAATCAGGGGAGAACCGGAAGCGGATGCGCTTCCACAGGCATCGTGGTATCCTCTGATATACACATTCCATTTGCACACCTATTTGGCGGAGAGCAAGGGTACAAATCAGTACCACATCTTGTTCCTCGAAGCGTCTTTGTTCCATTATTTGCCATTCCTTCCATACTGGACTCTATAACCGGCAAATTCCGATAAAACACGGCCAGAATTACAACTCCAAGAACAATGTATAATACTGTCGAGAAGGAAATCCTCATCTAATGATTACCCCTCTAATTTTTCCTCACATTCACTGACGGCCCCTTCAGTTTCCTAGCAGCATTCGGGTCATAGTTATTGTATTCATCCTCCTCCTTATCCCTATAGAATGCTGCAGAATGCTGCCAGAATTCCGGTGCTCCAATACGAAAATCCGGGTGAATATCAGCCTTGTACCAAAAAATCGTGTCCTCCAATTTTGCGCTCTGGCTGGTGTTATCAATCACAAGAACCTCGTAGTTCTGTGTACACTGGTCCATAATCTGGCAGAAAAACTCGAACGATGGAAAGGCGGAAGCATAGTTGTCATAGATACGTTTTCGGTTATTCAAATACGGTTCTCGCAGAATGAACACGAAATCCACATTCGTTCTCAGAGCCGGCTGAATACCAAGAGGATACTGCATCGTAATCAGGAAAAACACCTTCAACCAACGACCGTTCATAAAGAGATACCGAATGTTCTTATCGTGAGTCCAGCTATCATCGTACATACAATCGTCCAGAATCATGAAGGACCTCGGATCAGCCTTTGACCGGATACCCTTTCCGAGGTCCTGCTGAATCTTCGCCATAATCATCTTCTGGCGTTTCACGAAGTTGGAGAGAATCAGTGGGCTGTATTCTCCATGAATAAACAGCGGAGGAATCATCTTTCCGTAGAACGAGTTCGATTCCTCCGTTCCACTGATAACTGTTCCTAGAGGCATGTTCTGGTGGTGAAACAGGAGGTCGCGAACAAGAGTGGACTTACCCGTGCGTCGGCGGCCAATAAAGATAACCACGGCATCCTGGGGAATCCTTTTCATGTCGAACCGCTTAATATTGAAATTTACATGTGCTCCTCCTGATGCCATCTTGACTATTTATCCGGAATCAAAAAAAATATGGGGTATTGCCTCACCGTATTTTACACTCATTTTTTCCCAAAAAAACAGAACAGTATGAATCACCTCCGGGGTTCCGTATTGCCTGCCCCACGTTTTCACAGGGGTCCATTATCACCACCTCTTCTTGATGTCAATGGCTACAGACATCTCCAAACCTTTTTTCCGACTCTGACAAAAGTGTTCCGTCTTGCAACTGTGAATTCGAATGATGAAATTTGGATGGACACACCCTGGCGAGTGGAGGGAATTGACTGCTCCGGAACAACCGGCCCCTGTACTCTTACGCTCAGGTCAAATTCCGACCTCTCTGGAGAATCCATTCGGCAATCCGCCTTTCTGAAGACCACTCATCTTCTCGATCCGGTGTGCTGGATACAGGGGGAATACGCCCTTCCGAAAGAGTCAGGGCTCCCCTGGCACCGAAAAGCCTGGCAGCAGGCCTGGAACAAGCTCCAGGATACCGGCAATCAAGCCTATGTGGAAGCAGTCTGCTCCTACGCTGTCGGCCGGATAAATCAAGGTGGCCTGAGTCCTCATTTTAACGCCTTCTATGGAAGTTTCTGCGCACGAGCCGAAACCTACCGATACAACTTGAGTGATGATTTTCAATCCTACAGGCACGAGCGCTGGTTCTGGAGGGGGTACAAGAAGGGCCTCTTTCAGTTCAAGGTTCTGAACACCGCCAATCCTGGAGAACCAGTTCCTCCCGAGGTGGTGGCCGAAATTATCAAAGAGTATGACGAGTCCGACGAGGCTTCAGAGGAGACGCTGGATTGTATTGATGTTGAAGATGATGGCGACGGCTCCATACATTCTGCAGAATCTGATGATATGGAATTTGGCCCACGAAGTTCGCCTCCATCTGGAGGTGCCTCTGCAACATCGTCTGTGAGTTCCGATGAGGAGTCTGACGATTCGCCCGAACACTCAATTTACGCCGAAATTCCGAATTATCCGGTCATGCTCATTCTGACTGAAAAGAATGATGGAACCATGGACTCGCTCTTTGAGAACCCGCGCCTAACAGGGCGTGAACCAGGAACTCCCGAATGGGAGGAACTCTGGACTGCATGGACCTTTCAGGTAATTGCGGCTCTCTGTTGCGCGCAGCGCCTCATCGGTCTAACACATAATGACCTTCATACGAACAATATTGTATGGAGTAGCACTAAGGAAGAGTACATTACCTATACCAGTCAAACAGGGAGCTTTCGGGTTCCCACCTTCGGCCGCATCTTTCGCATTATTGATTTCGGTCGGGCGATTTTCACCATCAATAAGCATCAGTTTATAAGTGATGATTTCAAGAATGAGAATCACGCGGCGGGGCAATATGTGTTCAGCCCGCTCGTGAAGCGATTTGAGAAGGAAATTCCTCCGAATCCGTCATTTGACCTCTGTCGCTTTGCAGTCAGCCTCATAGAGGGTGTGTTCCCTAATAAGCCTGAGAGGCGTAAGGGGGGCGCAATTCTCAGCGAGGAAAAGGGGCTCGTAGTCTATGAAACAGTGTCTCCTCTTTATAATTTGCTCTGGTCATGGATGATTGATGATGATGGGCGCAATGTATTTATCAATCCGGATGAGACTGAGCGATTTCCCGATTTTGACCTGTATAAGCACATAGCAGAGTTTATACATAAGGCAATACCATACCAACAGATTGGGCATGTAGCATTCAAGGCATTCTATACCGAGGGAACCGGTGTGAAAGGATATCCACTGTTTTGTTAATTGGAGCTTCAGTTAAAAATTAGTATGATATTTATGATATCTATCATAAATATTATAATAATACCGTGGAGTACCGTCTAAAACCGCGGGACACCGACACGCACCTCCATCTCCTCAGAGGGGCTCGGCTCTAGTAGAAGAGCGCCACCCTTAGTGGTACCAGTGGACAGTTGAATTGATGCCACCGAAACAATAAGCGTCATAAGTTTCGCAACGGACTCAGGAACGAGCTGCATGATGAGAAGCATAATAATTGCGCCCAGAATGAAATCACGACCCACCGTTTTCACAGTAGGAGCTTCCTTGCTCACATAATAGTTACTTGACGATGATATTGCCGTTAGAGCAAATCCACCCAGCACAGGGGCTAGCCATGAAGGGGCTTCTTTAGACATCTGGTCGCAAAAAAGGAATTCACTTTTAAAATTCTACGCGTCTAGATAATTTCCTCGAACTCAATTTCCATTGGGTCTGGACTCTTCTGGCGGGGAGGCTCCTCCTCATCCTGAAAGCCAATATCATCCGTATCGATGAATTCAAATTCCTCAGGCTCCGAAAAGACGGTGTTCTCTTTGGAGAAAGCAACACGAGGCGCCTCCTCATCCAGAATAAGAGTGGGTATTGCCGGAGATGGCTCTGCAGCCTGGATGGGAGTTAGCTTGGGGGTCGGGGGCCTGGATGTTTTCAAGATGGATTCTGGCTCGGGCTTAGGAGTAGACGGCCTCGATGTTTTCAAGATAGATTCTGGCTCTGGCTCAGGCTCGGGCTTAGGAGTAGACGGCCTCGATGTTTTCAAGATGGATTCTGGCTCAGGCTCGGGCTTAGGAGTAGATGGCCTGGATGTTTTCAAGATGGATTCCAACTCAGGCTCTGGCTTAGCCTCTGGCTTGGCCTCAGCCTCTGGCTCTGGCTTGGCCTCAGCCTCTTCCTCTTCCTCTTCCTCCTCTTCCTCTTCGGCCTCCGTCTCACTCTCATCGGTTCCCAAATATTCCCTCAAAATACTCTTCACAGGTAACATGGTCCGAATTCCCTGCTGAATTCCCTCCGAAATCAGACTCTCAATCTGTTTCATGTTCTTCTGGCGCTCCAAAGAACTCCCTGTAGAGAACAAATAGGTGTTCGTCCACAGGTGACGAGCACACTCCGTCAGAGTGCGATGAAGGAAATGCTCCAACTTCGGAATGGTAATCTGCAACTTCTTTTGCTTGTTCGTCAAACGAATGGCCGAAAGAACCTTCGTGTGCGCAATAAACACCGCCGTCAAAAGCTCCTCCAGATAGTCACACTGGCTCTTTATAGCGATGTTCTGCGTCTCTCGCTGAACCTTATCCACATTCCATTCGGACACGCCTTCCAAAAGGGTCTGAAAACTGAGAAGGTGCTTCTTGGGGTCCGCCTCCCGCTCCTTCGCCAAGTCAAACATTTCCAGAAAATATGTATGTAATGATGGCGTCAAGTATTGACAGAGCTGACGAGTGTATTCGCCTTTTGCCTCTGCATAAACGCCAATACCTTCGCCTTCCATACTTTTACCTCGTAGCTTCTCATACGCCTTCTGGCCGCAGCCCCTTCTTAATCAAATAGTTCGTAAGTTGAATCCACGGAGACGACCCCGAACCAATGGCGCGCACGGCCTCAATAGCATCACTATCACTCGTATCCTGTAGGATTTGCTCTATGTATTGGTACGGGTCTGCAGCGGCATTTCTTAGTGCCGGAATATCCTTCCAAGTTATATTGGCTACTGGTACTGGTAAAGATTCCGTTCCGAGTATTCCAAGAGCATGTGCCTTCTGGCGACACTGAATAGCCCGAAAGGACCTGTCCGATTTCATGGAAATCACCGTACAGCGTGAGAGAACTGGCGCGGACATCTTCCAGAGTTCGCGAACCTCCAGAGCACAAACCACATTCGCCGACGCCGTTTCCAAAATACGGCGTAGAAAGGCCTGTGCCTCCTGTGTAAGGTCATCTGCGCCCTCAATCCAGACAAAGAGTGGCTCTTTGGAGCGGACTTGCTGATGAAGAATCTCGCGCCCCTCTCGGAGTGAGCGGTCGACTCGCGTGTTCCATCGGAAAACTGCCGCCCTATTGGCTGCTGCCTCATCCCGAATCCATCGCGATTTTCCAGTTCCTGGTTCTCCTGATACGAGAAGAGCCCCCTTCCATGCAGAGCGGCGCATTTGATAGATTATCAGTGGCCGGGTTTAGACCTTACCGTTGAATCCTTAATTTAAACATTCCACGGTACTTAACTTACCATTCTAGACCTTACATCCCCTTCAAGAACTCCTCATACATGATATCGTCGTGCTGAGCATTACGAGTCAAATCCTGCGACGCCATCAAAGGATTCTCATAGACCGCCGACAACATATCGCGAGTGTTACGCGTATCACTCACGTTCAGTTGCAGAGGTACGCGGTATTTCATTGCACCGAGGTCACCCACACCCGTTGGAATACTCACCACGCGATTTACAGCATTGGATCGGTCATTAACAGAATCGGCATCGAGTCTGCGCGTCTTCTGGTTAATACTACCATCAAAGACCGCCAAGCTTCCACCGTTTCCATGCAGAGGGTCGCGGCCTCTCGCAATCTGCTCCTTCGTGGGATTGCTACGCATGTTGTATGCAGAATCGTGGCTGGTAAAGTCCTTGTTCGTCGCATTCGGAGTACCGAAGTAGTCCGACTTCGCCGACAGCTGCGCCTTCTGGGTCGGCTTTGCAATATCATCAGGGTCATACACCTTGAGCTTGTTAGGCGCCGATGCAGAGGACGCAACACCCTGATAGTCCCAGTGAATCGTCCCTTCCTTGACCGTCGTTCGCGCAACATCCTTGGGGTCCCAGACGGTGATGGCCGGTGCGCCACCTGCATACCCAACAGGAGTACCCGTCTGGCGAATAGTTCCCGACGTCTCCTCACGACGTGTGGGGCGCGACGGGTCGTCATAGTGCACCGTGTTCATGCCTGCATCCGCAGGAACCAAGTTGAGTCCCATGACACGGTCGCCCGTAAGATTACGCTCATTGGGGCGAATCTCAATACCGGAACGACCATAGTCATTCTCAGGCGCATCCGTATTCGCCGTGGTGTAGGTTGTCATATCAGCATTACGGTATCCGGCACCACCGTACTGCTGCGCCATCGGAGTACGATAGGAGCCAGTGACGTACGATTCACCGAATTCCTGCGATGAGGCGGGGCCGACAGCATCCGACGACGTCTCAGGGCGAGTCGTGTGCTTGAGAACCTGGACCGGGCGCGTAGCCTCCTTAATGACATCGCCGGTGGTGACAAAGAAGCGCTCGCCGGTCTCATCAATGTAGAAGGTATCAGGGCGGTACTTTCGCACCTCTCCAGAATCCTGCGCAGCAGTCCCAATAAAGTGCTGACCCGGAACAACCGGCTGGTTGTAGGTGAGCTTGGGATTATCCGCCGTTCGCAAGTCATCTGTTCTGGGAATGTGCTTCATCATGTAGTCATTCACCTCGTATTGCTGGAATCCACCCTTTCCAGTATTACCGAAACCTTCATTCACGGCCGGCGCCACGTGAATGGGCTCAAAAGGTCGCTCGCCTGCCCTGTTGCGCGGGTCGTTGATGCGGCTCTGAATGAAGTCGGAGCTGCCCTCTAGCCCAAAAGGATTGCCGTAGGGGGCACGGGCCGTATCGAACATCGTCTCCACCTCGCGCTTCTTGATTTGATTTATGCCGGAGCCCGAAAAGGAGTCGAGAATCGCGGAGTTCGCCTGAGGAGCGACATTCTGCTTCACACGGCCTCCGAAAAAGGGCGTCATGTTGTTGTGCTTGAATTCGGTCGTCTTCATTCGCTCACCAGTGAGTTCACTCACTACGAATTCTCCGTCAGCGTACACAGGCGATTGCTCTATTCCTACCGGATTGAGGGCAACGCTGGGGGTTGCACTGTCAATCGGCTCGGGGCTGGTGACGATTGGCCCGCCTACTACGGGAGGTGCCTTATAGCCATTCCCTGACATGAGGCCCTGCTGGCTCGTGGGCTGAGGCTCGGATCGCATAACAGTGGAACCAACGAGAGTTGTGAATTGCTGGTCGAGGTTCTGCACGAGTCCCTTTACGGAATCACCCTGTGCTGCATTTGCAAGAGCCCCCGTATCAGGACCACGTTGTGCCTGTGTCTGAAACCCTTCACCCTTTCCTGCAGTTAATTGTGTTACGACATACCCCAGTCCTGCTATGGCAAACAGTGCTACTGCCTCCATATTTCTATTGAGCTACATGAAAAGAATCTTTTGTGCCATGAGCGTACCGTCTAGTACTCCACGGAACCTAAAAATGATATGGCGCAAAGCGCCTTATATCATTTTTATGTACTTAACTTCAGTACTAGACAGTACTTACCACGGTATTAATGCGTCCTAGCCTTCTCCTTATCATAACTTCGCGACGGAATGAAAAAGTCAAACGGTGTCTCAAAGTTGAGCTGGGGCTGGTGCGGCACGTGCTCCCAGCGATTCCAGCCCGTTCCTCGGAGCGTACAGGGAGGATTATAGAGGCGATTGAAGACTGTCGGAAATGACTCATCAGGGGCGGACTCCGTGGCGACCTGGTTGAGTTTGTTCGTTTTGGGATTGTAAAGGACTTCGTTCGACTTCACACGGTTTCCAAAACGGTTGATACCCTTCAGGTCGGACTCCACATCAGTTCGCCACTTACCTTGCTTCCAACTGTCTCCACTCATTTGAATACGGACAGTTGCATCCACGGGAAAGCTGGTCGGGCAATTCGCGTCCGGAGGATTCACATAATATCGGAGAGCATAACTCGTAATTCTCATGTCATCCTGTTGGTGAAAGTCATCGAACTTTCCACGTGTTAATGCCTGTTGTTTGACAGATATAGACATCCTCTGACTAAAGCGCTTAGTATTTATGGGGTTGCCCGCAAGTTTCCTTTCGGAGAGGCTCAGGAGCAAAGACAACGGGGTACGCCCAGAATTGTGCAGATGCCATTGGAACCGGCGTAGAGTCTAGTGTAATGGTCTGCTTCGGGTTTGTGCGAGTGAACACGGGATTCTTATCGGGAAGATGATGACGCCCCGTACAATCCGAGTTGGGCCTCGTGATGCCCTTCAGGTCGGACTCAATATCGGACGTATCTCCACGGCTAAGAGCGACCTCGTTTCCGCCTACGATTCCCAAGATGTGGCGAACGGGCTTCGGGTGCTCGACCTCTGTGGCGAGTCTGTAGAATGTTTGCGGATTCTCATAGGGGTCATTTCGGGCGGCGGTCGTATTTACAGAATCAAATGCCTCTGAAAGTGCAGACATCTCTACCGTGGAGTGCTTAAATTTAGCAATCCACGCTGCCCTTTAGTGCTTTCGGTTGCGACGAGTTCTCTTCAGATAGCTGAGATTGCTCAGAACCTTTCGGGTGTTGAAGGCCCGAATCGTATCAAGATTCACACGATATTCCTTTATTAGATGCTTCATGACTCTTACAACACCGTCGTGAAGGCGCAAAAGGTCCTGCTTGTGCTCCTTGTGTCCCTTCTCAGACACGGCCTCGAACAGTGCATCCTTCAGGTGCGCCATGCCGTTCACAGTGCTCAACGCATATGAATATTGAATGTCGGGGTCCTCTACTGCCGCAATGCGTCCAACGTGCTCCAACTCCGAAGTCGCCCACATCATGAGAGACTTCGCACTTGTATGGTATTTCTTGGGTGATGCCATTCTAATTATTGATTCAGAATTAGCAGTTCACATCACGAATATACGCACGGCTGGGAAGACCGCCGCGAATCCATCCGGGACTTGCATCCTCCGTAATCAGATTCGTAGGCTTCTGAATGTTCTCCTTCAGATTCTGAATCATGGGAGTGAAGACACCATCGAATTGCGTCTCCGTGACAGTGCCACACTCCTTGCCCTGGCGTACCTGCTCCGAGTGCTGCAGCAGCGTCTCCACGTCGGAGTTTCCACGTCCACCACCCATGTAGGGAACACCCAAAAAGGGGCGCGCCTGAGCACGGATTATACACTTATTATTCTTAAATTCGGGCTGGTTGCGAAGAACGGAATCAGAATCAATAAAGGCATTGTTCAGCCCGAAACCCTCTCGGGGGTAGAGCATGAACTCGTTGACAGCAAGAGGGTTAACCTCCTTTGCGCTAGGAACAAGATTCGTCGTAACATAGCGGCCGGGGCCAACAGACTGCGTGAAATACTGGTCAATTCCACAGGCATCATCTTTCGTGTGAGTCATGCGGTTGATCTCCATCCTTCTTCTGCCATAGAGAAAGTTTATACAGTGGAGTGGTTAATTTAAGCACTTCACAGTAGATGAATTCTAAAGCCACCCGCTTTTGCAGATGTATCAAGGCGGTTTCTAAAACAGTTCGGCTACGCCCTGGCTCAGGGCGTGGCTCAAATGCTCGTGAAAAAGCAGCAATTGCGATATGCGTTTCGCGCATGCTTCAGTCCCGGGGGAGAACTCTTCGGCGATTTTCGTGCAGTAAAAAGGGGGGTCCGAAATTACAGACTCAGCGCTTGACGAGGCGCCGTTGAAGACTGCGTCCTCACTGATTCTGGTTCAGCCAAGGAATAGCAGCACCATCAGTTCCGGGAAGACATGCCTCACGACCACCTTCCTTACACGTCTTGCCAGGAATCCTGTAGAGCCAGTTCTGGTAAGAATCGACATCGTTGGGAATACTGGTGGACGGCATCGTTATGAATTCCCGTTGACTCTGATTGCGGCCAAAGACATCAGTCGGGTCCCTGGCAAATTCCGTTCGGAAGTAATCATCCATGGTAATTTGAACGGTAGGGTCCTGAACAGATGCTGCTGATGGACGAGTTGGATTGTACTTCACCTCATCGACCAGCACATTCATAAAAGGATTGCGTGCCGTAGGACCGGTGTAAACTGCACCGGCAACTCTGTCCGCTGATCCAATCACATCAACCTTGGGAATACCGGGAGCAGGTCCCTCGACCTTCTTATTTTGGAAACCCTCTCTGCGAGAAGCAGAAATGGCGAACATGGACGGTGCAGTCAGAAACAATCCAAGAAGAAGAAGGACTAGCATAGGTGTCTTGGATCGTGTAACAAACCGATGGACCAGGGCAGCGGCAACACCTAGAGTGAGTGTCACAAGTGCAATCTGATTTACAAGCTCACTGACACAAACCGTGTTTGTAGTGTAAAAAAAGCTGGTGCGCAAAAGTATTGAGGGTTTTTCCCAGAGATACGGGTCGCATAATATGGTTGCCCTCATTCTGCACACTCTCTATTTACCGTGGAGTACTTAAATTAAGCACTCCACGGTAGACGTTAGACACTAGACGTTACTTATTCCCCTTTCTGGCCTCCAGCTTCTTCTTGAGACGAGCACGCACTTGTGCAAGGCGCCCCTGGCTATCACGACCAGCCGCTCGTGCCACATTCATATCATCAAAACTGAAGGCACTTCGGAAGGTCTCCATGAGGTCAACGAATGCCGGATGCGACTTGAATTCCTTGATGAGCTCCTCCGCCTCCGCCACCAACTCCTGAGGCTTCAGCTCTCCACGAGCCACCTTCTCCTGAAGCTTCTTTGCAATACGCCCCATCGCGTTCTGAATGGTCTGCGGATTCGACATAGATGCAGTCATCAGAATCTCAAACGCCTTCTGAGGATTGCGCTCACACTCCTCCATTTCCTCAGGCTTCAGGCCAAAGTCCTCGGGCTTGAATTCGCGAACCATATCCTCCGCCAGCTTCGCCAACTTTCCCTTCAGAAATCTTTCCGGTAGCGGCGGCATTCCATCCTTTCCGAAAGCCTTAAAGAAGGTCTGCGACAGATTCTCAAAATCCAGGCCGCTCATGGCCGCCCGGGCGTTGTTCATCATCTTCTCGGCCCACTCCTTCGTGAAACTGGAATCGGCTCCGCCGGAACTGAAAGCGATACAGAGATTCATGAGAGACACGTACTCAAAAATGGCGGTCTTGCTCTTAGAGCCAACAGATTCCCAGAGCTCAGTCGTCAGTTCTACACCCGGAAGAACAGTGCCCGGACATACGCCTGCAGAAAGATTCTTGGAACTCTTGAACACCGATTCAGTGTATGCAGTCTGGCGCTCGGCCTTCGGAATTGCGATTGCCGCCTCCAGCTGTACCTTGAGCTCTGGGAATGTTTCCATCAACTCGGATGCGAAATCATTGTACTTGGAGTGAAAGGTTTCCATCAAATCAGGAGTTCCAGTTGCCGCCGCCATACTTCTTAGTTCTTTGAGAACTGTGGAGGGATTCTTTACGCCCCTCTTACATTCTAGCCTGCAGAGTGGAGTACTTAAATTAAGTACTCCACGGTACT